AAGCATATAGGGTCAGCCATAAGGCCAAGCCAAGCAAGGCCACAATCAATACAGAACCTTATAAGTTAATGCGTGACCCTCGGATTGCCCGTGAGGTCGAGGCCTACCAACTGGCTTTAGAGGCAGAGAAACATCGAACCCCTGTACAGCTGAAGGCATTACTGGTGCAACAACTTGTCCAGCACTCACTTGATGAGGACTTCCCACCTGCACAACGCATGAAGGCACTACAGTTAATCGGTAACCTATTCGAGGTCGGAGCTTTCCTAGAACGCAAGGAGAGTGTCGTAGTACACAAGAGCTCGGATATACGAACCAGACTACTTGAACGACTGGGTAAGGTGACCGATGTGATGGCCAAGCAGGACGATGGGCTCACATTGCTGCAGGAAATTCGGGGTGACGGCCTTGCTGATGGGTCTGTGGACGCACCCACGGCAGGGGTGGGCGCGCCTGCGGGCGGTGTGCACATGGGTGGACATATACATACTGTTTCTGACATTCAATCGTTAGGTTCTGACATCCAATCACCAAATAAAAACGAGGGTGGGGGTGTACAAAAATCCCCAGACCAAGTATTGGACTTTGATAAGGAATGACCCCCCCTATGTGTTTTCCTATAGAAAGTGGTGGGGGGTATATTTTTCTGACATTAACAGCTGTTAATGTGAAGCTTAACGAAAACTTACAATGAGATTAAATAAAGAGCCGATTAAACAGACGTATGAAGCGTGTATAGGGGCGTGTATGACTGAGAAGCAGAGGACTGTATTTCTTGTGATAGATGAGTATTGGAGGAACTTTGGATATGGGCCTTCTATAGATGACATCATGTTTCATACTGGGGATAGGGGGCGGGGGAATGTTCATAGAGTGGTGAAGAAGCTTTGTGAGTTGGGGATATGCCGGCGGGCGAAGAATTCTGCTCGGAGTGTTAGGCCGAGTTATTTAAGATTGAGGAACCTTCCTTGAACAAAAAGCAACAACTGGAGAAGCAAGAAGAGATTGACTTGTTTGTCAGGAGGGTGATGTTTGCTTTGAACCTCCCGAGAGAAGAAGCCGAGGAAGCTGCTGAGACTTTCTTTAAGATGCCTTCTAACGAACAAGCCTCTTACCTTGACGACTTAGATGCATTAGAAGCCAGCCAACAAAGAGAAGAGGCCTTTGATGATTTCATTAAGTTTGCCCATGCGATGTGGCCGGGATTTATTGACGGGCGGCATCACAAGGTAATGGCTAGGAAGTTCGAAGAGATCGCGACTGGGAAGATAAAGAGACTGATCATCAATATGCCACCACGGCATACAAAGTCTGAGTTCGCCTCGTATATGTTGCCGGCTTGGTTCTTAGGACGGGACCCTAGTAAGAAGATTATCCAGTGCTCGAACACTGCGGAGCTCGCCGTAGGTTTTGGACGTAAGGTCAGGAACTTAGTGGCCAGTGAGCCGTTCTCTAAGATATTCCCCAATGTTAATCTGAGGTCAGACAGCAAAGCGGCCGGCCGTTGGTCTACGAATAAGAACGGGGAATACTTTGCGATTGGTGTCGGAGGTACGGTGACTGGTAAGGGTGCTGATCTACTGATCATTGACGACCCCCACTCAGAACAAGAAGCTGCCTTGGCCTCTGGTGATCCATCTGTCTTTGATAAAGTCTACGAGTGGTACACCTCTGGGCCAAGGCAACGACTCCAGCCTGGAGGAGCGATCATTGTCGTGATGACGCGCTGGGCTAAGAGGGATTTGACGGGAAGGATCCTTCAGTCCTCTATAGAGAAAGACGGTAATGACGACTGGGAGGTGATTGACTTCCCTGCGATATTACCAAGCGGTAAACCCCTGTGGCCAGAGTTCTGGAGCTTAGAAGAACTTGAAGCCCTACAGTCCGAACTGCCTGCGTCTAAGTGGAACGCGCAATATCAACAAAGCCCCACGAGTGAGCAGGGTGCTATCGTTAAGAGGGAGTGGTGGAAAGAGTGGAAAGAAGAAGACCCGCCTAAGTGTGAGTTTGTGATCCAGTCTTGGGATACGGCGTTTACGAAGAACGAAAGGTCAGATTACTCGGCGTGTACAACTTGGGGGGTGTTCTATTTGAATGAGAACCAGAATGATGCGAATATTATTTTGTTAGATGCGTTTAAGAAGAGGATGGAGTTCCCTGAACTTAAAGAGAAGGCGTTTAACCACTATAAAGAGTGGGAACCAGATGCGTTTATTGTTGAGGCCAAGGCTTCAGGAGCGCCATTGATTTATGAATTACGGGCGATGGGGATACCTGTACAGGAGTTTACGCCATCTAGGGGTAATGATAAGATGGTGAGGATCAATTCTGTATCTGATTTGTTTGCCAGTGGTAAAGTTTGGGCGCCGGCTACGCGCTGGGCTGATGAGTTGATGGAAGAGATGGCTGCGTTTCCAAACTCTGACCATGATGACTTGGTTGACTCATCTACACAGGCTCTGATAAGGTTCAGAAAAGGCGGGTTTATACGCTTGCAGACTGACGAAGAGGACGAAGTTCGCTCGTTTAGACGCAAGGTTTCTTACTACTAAGGATAAATATGTCCATTGAAAAATCACTTTACGCCGCACCAGAGGGTATTGAGTCCCTAATGCCTGAAACAGAAGACGATCAAGGTATTGAGATCGAGATTGTTGACCCTGAAGAGGTAACAATTAACATGGATGGTGTGGAAATTCAGATTGGCGGCGAAGATGATGAGGATTTTGACGCTAACTTAGTTGAAATTCTTGATGATTCAGTGGTGACTGGGATAGTGACTGACCTTGTTAGTGACTATGACGATGACATTAACTCAAGAAAAGACTGGATGCAGACGTATGTAGACGGTTTAGAGCTCTTAGGGATGAAGATCGAAGAGAGAGCTGACCCTTGGATTGGTGCTTGCGGGGTTTATCACCCGTTATTGTCAGAAGCTTTGGTGAAATTCCAAGCCGAGATCATGATGAGCACCTTCCCTGCCGCTGGGCCTGTGAAGACCCAGATTATCGGCAAAGAAACCCCCGAGAAAAAAGACGCTGCGACCCGTGTTCAAGACGATATGAACTATCAGTTGACTGATGTGATGACTGAGTTCCGTCCAGAGCACGAAAGGATGGTCTGGGGACTGGGATTGTCTGGTAATGCTTTTAAGAAAGTGTACTTTGACCCAAATTTCGACAGGCAAACGTCTATTTTTGTGCCGGCTGAAGATTTGGTTGTGCCTTATGGAGCGTCTAATATCCAGACATCCCCCCGTGTTACGCACGTTATGCGTAAGACTGAGAATGAGCTGAGAAAACTACAGGTTGCGGGCTTTTATGCTGACATTGACTTGGGTGAACCCAATAATATGTTGGATGAAGTGGAGAAAAAGATTGCCGAGAAGATGGGATTCCGCGCTTTGTCGGACGACCGCTATAAACTTCTTGAGATTAACGTAGATCTGGACATCCCAGGTTACGAGCACAAAGATAAAGACGGAGAACCCACGGGTATTGCCCTACCTTACATCGTGACCATTGAACATGGAAGCATGAAGTGTCTGGCTATCCGCAGGAACTGGAAGCAAGGCGATAAGTTACACACAAAGCGCCAGCACTACGTTCACTATGGTTATGTGCCCGGCTTTGGATTCTATTGTTTTGGTCTGATTCACTTAGTCGGAGCATTTGCCAAGTCTGGTACGTCTATTCTGAGACAGCTGGTGGACGCAGGGACTCTGGCCAACTTGCCCGGTGGATTTAAGACTCGCGGCCTACGGGTTAAAGGTGACGATACACCGATTGGCCCAGCTGAGTGGCGCGATGTTGACGTACCAAGCGGGACTATTGCCGACAATATCATGGCGTTGCCTTATAAGGAGCCATCACAGGTATTGGCTTCTTTGCTAGACAAGATTGTTGACGAAGGCCGTAAGTTTGCGTCTGCCGCTGACATCCAAGTGGCTGATATGTCTGCTAACTCTCCAGTGGGAACGACACTGGCCATCCTTGAGCGTTCGCTTAAAGTGATGACAGCTGTTCAGGCGCGTATTCACTATTCGTTTAAGCAAGAGCTGGCACTTCTCAGAGATATCATCCGCGACTTTACTCCCGATGAATACTCTTACGAGCCTGAAGAAGGAACCCGCAAAGCCAAGAAGTCTGATTACGACTTAGTTGATGTTATTCCTGTGAGCGATCCTAATGCGGCCACGATGGCCCAGAAGATTGTCCAGTATCAAGCTGTGATTCAGCTGTCCCAGCAAGCTCCTCAGATTTACAACTTACCTCAATTACACCGCCAGATGTTGGATGTGTTGGGAGTTAAACACGCTGATAAGTTGGTGCCGTTGCCTGATGATGAGATGCCAAAAGATCCTATCAGCGAGAACATGGCTGTATTGAAGGGAGAACCATTGAAAGCATTTATCACTCAAGACCAACAAGCTCACATTGCTGTGCACCAGACGTTCATGCAGGACCCCGTGATAATGAAGACGATAGGCCAGAGCCCACAGGCCAACCAGATCATGGCTGCATTGCAGGCTCACATTGCGGAACACTTAGGCTTCTACTATAGAACAATGATTGAGAAACAAATGGGTGTGCCGCTCCCAGCGCCTAACAAGCAGTTGCCTGATGATGTAGAAGTTCAGTTGTCTCAACTGGTTGCACAGGCAAGTGTCCAGTTGTTACAGGCCAACCAAGCGCAGGCCCAGCAAGAGCAAGCCCAGCAGTTGGCACA